CGCTTTTCACCAATTGCTCGATTCAGGTCCATCTGAACTATACTGCTGCTGTCGAGCTTTCCGCCTGAGGTGCAGGGCTATGGCGATATCTAAGCGAGCCAAAGGGCGATTCTCAATTATGAGCGCAGCGGAGAAGGCAGCAGTCAAGAAAGCGGCAAAACTCCTGTTTGACTGTGAGTTGATGGGCGTCAAGAGAATGCGTGAAATTGTGAGATGGGCTGAAAAGCGGTGAGGACAATGCCGCACCCAGATGCCTCGGCCATATCCCCGCGCGTACTCAAGTTACTGAAGACCAAGACGCTTGAGGCCGGGGACGGTGCCACACAGATTTCATTCAGCGATGTGCAAGACGTTGGTGACCCGATCAGCATAGAGGAGTTGAATCGAAGAGAACTCTATCTCCTCGTTTTGGTCAACTTCTGCCGATTAACGACGAAGCAAGAGTGGGACGGGTTGTTGGGATGAGAGCTGAGGATCGTAAGCCTTCGAAGAGGGTCTTTCCCCTGCTTCAGAACCTAGATCTAGATACGGTGACGTTCGCCCAGATGCAGAGCGTAGGAGATCCGATCAGCCTGGAAGACATGAACGTACAAGAACTCGAAGATTTACTCCTCTGTCAATTCGCCAGGCTCGCGGTAAAATCCGAGTGGGACGGGCTTCTGAGTGCAGGTGGTGGAGAGTTCAACGCGGTACTCACTGATTATGACTGGGACGGTGACGGTGATCCGATCCGGATCATGGTTCTGCCACCATACGGTACTCAAGAAAGAAACCATACCACCCAAGCGGGAAACAACAACAACCTCGTATTCCACCCTTTCATTGCGCCGTTTACCGGCACCATCTCCGAGGTAGATTTCTATGTAGGCGGTGCTTCAACTACAACTGGTGCCGTCGATCTGGGATTCTACAGTGATAACGGCGGATTACCGCAGACTTTCCTCGGCGAGTTCGTTCTAGCTACGACATCCACGGGAACGATAACTCAGACAACCTCGAGCGAAGATGTTGATCTAGTCAAGGGGGATCAATACTGGGTTGGCCTGTTTTTCGATAATGTGGGTTCAACCCCGACATTCACCGTTAATGAGAGAACGCTGTCAGGGAGCGGTCTCCCCTGCACTGGCGCTAATGGCGTGGGAGCGCCCGAAGCCGCCATCTATGAACTCGATGCCAGTGCTACCGGCAATCACACCATAACCGATTACACCACATTGAGACCAATAGGAATCGACCCCCCGAATATAGGAGTCAAGTTCTGATGGATCGCTCCTACACGACCTATGCCGGTGCCGAGGTTATCGACCAGGGCATGCGTGACGTTACCTGGGAAGAGATACGAGAGATGCGCGACCAGGAGCTCAATGACACCGATTGGCGAGCTCTCAAGGATGTCGTGTTGCCTAACGCCTGGAAGGAGTACCGCCAGGCACTTCGAGATCTCCCGCAGGATCATGCCAATGCGAACTCCGCTGCGGATGCCTTCCCGGAGGCACCAGAATGAGTGAACTCAGTGACAAGGCCAAAGAAATGGTCATGGAAAATGGTATGGCTTTTTTGCTCGGATGGATCCTCGGAATGGGCTTAGGGCAGCAATTGTGGGACTCCATAACCGGGGTGCTTTGATGACCAAAAAAAGTCCAACGCAGGTCATCGAGGTGCGGGTCAGTCTTCAGGACAAACAGATCCAGCAGCTAGACGCGATCATCGGAGCTTACCAGGTAGACAAAGTTAGCGAGTCAATAGACCAGTTTCTCTCCTTCGAGAATTTCTACATCGGCATCACGCTGCTAGAGATCGCCACTGGAAAGGAAATCCTGTTCGGTACTCCCAATGACATCGGCGATATCATCAATGACGTTAGGAACTGGTGGAAGGCCAACAAGGATGAATTCGGCCCTGGGCTCTGGGCTTTCATCAAGCGACTGATCGAGAGAGCTCCATTGACACCCGCTCAGCAGGCTGCCATCGAACAGACTGCGACCCTCTACCAGACCGAGGCAGGCATAGACCCGTCAACCGGAGAGGCATATACCAGCACCGCCCAGCTCTGGGCCCAGGCATTCGGTGTCACTCTACCACCCTGATTCAAAGAATCGAGAAATGGCCCTTCAAGTAGGGGGGTAACGGCTACGATTTGGGGCCATCGGCCTGTTTCACATACCAAGCAACGATTTCTCGCAGCTCGTCTCTGGATGCAGTCATATCTCGAAGTTTGTCCATCAATTCTTTTTTCTCATCGATATCCTGGCGTCGTCGTTCCTTTCCTTGATGATGATCGATGATGACCGAGGAGAGCCACTTAGATCGCCCTGGCTCCCCGGCACCACCTAGAGGTGATTTACGGGTCTTCCTCGGTACCTCCTCCCAGATGGCGAAGGCAGCGTTCGACAGGTTCGCGTTTATTCCTGGCATTCACTCGCCCCCTCACGGATCTCACGACAGCATCGAGCGCACTTTATCCCTCGACGGTCATCGCCCCCCGTCCTCCTCATCTCTCGTCCACATCGCGCGCAGACGTATATCGACCAGCTCATTCAACTCACCAGATACATGAACGGGTTTCCCCCTGGGGGGAGCTCTCGACAGATAGTTGATTTGCAGATTCCTTTGAATGCCACACCATCCTTACCGGGGATGATCTCGGCGTCTGGAACTCTCTCCCCACAATTCATGCAGGGTGGGCCGTCCTCGATCCAGTCTGAAATGTCAACCATCAAGACGCCTCCTTCAGGAAGACGTCCAGGAGCCTCCGGCAGTGTGGGCAGGGGATAGTTACCTCCAGCGTCCTTGTGACGGCAGGAGTATCGTCTACGGCCTTCATTATCTGCACCTCGGACAAACGAAGAAGCCTCCTGGCTTCCCTCTCAACATTACTTTCTTGCATATCAAACACGGTTTCTCAATCATCTTTTTCACCTGTGGAGGATCGGCGTTCAGTGTGGATGCACTCGTGGACCGACCCTCCAAATTGAGCAGGTCCGGTTTTTCTTATTAATAATCCGGCTGAGGGTATGGATCGCCCTGGCTTCTGGGGCTGCCGCCCCATCACCACACCACCTCCCGCCGGCGATGACTAGCCCACATTAGCCACCGGACTTCAAGATTCTCTAGTATTTGTCCCGTATTCGGCATGATTTTAGGTTGCACGGTGGGTGCACGGTCGGTACACGGCGGTTGCACGGACATGGTAGCGTTAGAAATCATCATTTTGGGCGTTCTGAACGTGCTTTCGCTAGCTGGACTGGTCGTCCTGGCTCTCTGGATCCGTTCCGAATTGCAGAATGCGGTCGCTGCACTCGATCACTCGCTCGCCCTGGCTATCCAATCGACAATCAAGGAGCTCAGTGGATCAGAATTAGCTGGCTTCGAGCCCGTTAATCCAGTCACAGCCGCACTCGCCCAATTAATCCCCCTATGGGCTGACCAGAACATGAACACGATCAAGCCCATTGCAGCTGACCGATCTGCTGACGGAAAGTATGCACCCATTGAAAAACCGTAAAGGTAGAATTATAACCGAGGTTTCTCCGTCGTGATCGATATGGCCAAGAAGAAAAAGACAACTCGAAGGAGAGGTCCGAAAAATTTCAACGTCTATGACGCCCTTGTCGGGTATGGCAATCTAGCGATCCTCACCCAGGGAACTCTCGGAGCCGGCCCGATAGAAGTGGTGACATCGACTTATGATATCGGCTACAAGAGCGTCGGTGATGTGGGGCTGGGATCTGCTGCGACTTCAATGGTGATGACTGGAACCGATGTCATCAGCCTGGCTGACATCTTCAATAATCCCACGATGTCCTTCGCTCAAATCATGGAGAACACTCGCGCCAACGCGGTCCCAATGGCATTGCAATCAGTGACCTTCAATGTCGGAGCCCGGATTTTTCGCAAGCTGATGCGGAAAAATTTCACAGCCGCGAACCGCCTGATTAAGCCCCTCGGACTCAATGTGAGGCTAGGCTGATGGCGGATGTCCTCGCCTCAGGCGTGATCTATTTCTCTGACGGAACAACCGTTCCAGTCCAGAACACGGCACAGACCGAGGGATCCAAAGAGGAGATCCTGACAGACGCCGAGATAACCACGACAGCTCAAAGCCTGGGCGACTACGGTCCTAAGAAGACAGTCGTCGCCGGATATATCTGCGTGGCAAACGCTGCCGGGTACTGCTACATCGAACGCCAGGGCGTTCCCATCTCCTTCATCAACATCGGAAGTGCGGGTGTGGCGGGTGGGTCTTATTTCCCTGCGACAGCGAGAGTCTTGCTGCAACCGGGTGACAAGCTCTACGCTTACGCCCAGACTAGTGCTGATCGCACCGCCAGCCTGGTAACCACGACCAACCAGGGCAGCCACCGAGTTTTCCAGGGAACACCGTCTGGATCCGGCTCTACGGCCCTGCTGGACACGATCACTTCGAACACCATCGGTGACACACTGGGCGGTTCCTCAGAGATCATCGAGAAGGCGCTCTTGGTTTCAGGCGATGGAACTCTGCTGACCTCGGCAGGAGGCGCATGGATCAAGAACAACATCGGAAACGTGTCCGGGGCGTTTGCTGCCCAGGACTCTGAGAATCATTTCCCGCTTTTCACCAATTGCTCGATTCAGGTCCATCTGAACTATACTGCTGCTGTCGAGCTTTCCGCCTGAGGTGCAGGGCTATGGCGATATCTAAGCGAGCCAAAGGGCGATTCTCAATTATGAGCGCATCGGAGAAGGCAGCCGTCAAGAAGGCGGCAAAACTCCTGTTTGACTGTGAGTTGATGGGCGTCAAGAGAATGCGTGAAATTGTTAGATGGGCTGAAAAGCGGTGAGGACAATGCCGCACCCAGATGCCTCGGCCATATCCCCGCGCGTATACAAGCTACTGAAGACCAAGACTCTCAGTGCAGAGGCCCCTAACTCATTGACTCAAGTGAATATCGCTGACGTAGGTGATCCCATCTCAATCGAGGAGTTAAATCGTGAAGAACTCTACCGCCTGGTCCTGGTGAACCTCGCCAGGTTGTCATGCAAACAGGAGTGGGACGGGTTGTTAGGATGAGAGCTGAGGATCGTAAGCCTTCGAAGAGGGTCTTTCCCCTGCTTCAGAACCTAGATCTAGATACGGTGACGTTCGCCCAGGTCCAGAGCACCGGGAACCCGATCAGCATTGAGGACATGAACGAACAAGAACTCCAAGATCTCGTGCTGGTCAACCTGGCACGCTTGGTCTGTGCCGGGGAGTGGAACGGGCTTCTGACCGCAGCTAGTGCCGGTGAATACAATGTGGAGTTGGTGAGTAGTGACATCAGTGGATCCTATCTCCGCCACACCGTAACGAATTACCCGCCCTGGGGATCGAATACCAGCTCGAACAGTACCATTGAATCAATCAATACGCCGGAGTGTTTTCCCTTCGTCAGTCCAGAAACCGGCGACTTAGCCGAAATGGGGGTGTACGTCAGCAATGGAGCTACCAATACTCTCAGGGTCGGGATCTACAACACTGACGGAGACAGCGGCGTTCCGACGACCCTGATCGGTTATGGCGATTTCACTACCGACGGATCAGGAGCGGTGGGAGCTCTCTATCAGACATCTTTCAGTGATACTATCTCTTTGACGAGAGGGGAGCAATATTGGATTATCTATGTGCGAACCGAATCCGGAACAAGCCCTGGCGTCAGGGCAGCAGGAAACTCGGCGGGTTATTTCATCGGACCCTCCGCCAATGCAGCCAACGCGCCTAACCAACAAACCACCCTCGTTCTCGCCTCTTCAGACAATGCCCTTCCCTCGACGGTAACAGCTACCGATCTGACGCCGACTTATGGCAGTAAATTGAGACTGACTTTGAAATGGTGATTCTATGAGACAGTTTCGTGTGTACGATGGAAGCGTGGTCATCGAAGAGGGCGAAGTAGAAATGACTTGGGAACAGGTCAGACAAATCAGAGATAAGGAATTAGCCGCCTCTGACTGGCGCGCTCTCAAGGATGTCGTGCTTCCTAACGCCTGGAAGGAGTTTCGGGATTTGTTGAGAACGCTCCCCCAACGCTTTGAAGATCCAAACGACGCCGCAGATAATTTTCCGGAGGCTCCATCCGATGAGTGAACTCAGTGACAAGGCCAAAGAGATGGTCATGGAAAATGGCATGGCTTTTTTGCTCGGATGGATTCTCGGAATGGGCTTAGGACAGCAGCTCTGGGACTCCATAACCGGGGTGCTTTGATGACCAAAAAAAGTCCAACGCAGGTCATCGAGGTGCGGGTTAGTCTTCAAGATAAACAGATTCAGCAGCTAGACTCGATCATCGGAGCTTACCAGGTAGACAAAGTGAGCGAGTCAATAGACCAGTTTCTCTCCTTCGAGAATTTCTACATCGGCATCACGCTGCTCGAGATCGCTACTGGAAAG